AGGAGAAAGCTGAGGAGCTTGAAGCGATGCGTCGTAGCAAGCGAGATTTTTCTGGTCGTAAGGCTGGTGATCTTAAGGCTCATGCTAAAGACCTTCTTAATGCTCACATTCTTGGTAAAATCACTCGTAAGGGTTGGGATACTTCTTACGGCCAAGAAATTCTTGAAAAAGCTGAAATCACTTATGATGCTACCACATCTGCTGGTATCGACGTAAGCGTTTCTTCTGCTTTTGAAGAAGAAGTACGTCAAGAGCAGAAGATTGCTCCATTGTTCCGTGAAATTAACGTAACGTCTGGTGCAACTGTACTGCCTTTGGCTCCTGAGACTGAGCCTGCTAACTGGAGCTCTGCTGGTGCAGAAACTGCAGCTAACAACTTGGAAGAAGCAGGTGCTTCAGACAACAACTACAACGTAGGTCGTGTTGTTCTTCAGGCGCATAGACTGATTTCAAGCACATTCATCTCGAATGATACTGACGAGCAAATCGTTGTATCAATTCTTCCGATGATTACTTCCGCACTTGCACGTGCACACGCTATTGCTATCGATAAGGCTATCCTTGTTGGTAACTCTGGTGGGTTCACTACTGGTCTTGTTGGTGCTTCTGGCACAGACGACACCAATGGTTATGCAACTGCATCCGCTCTGACTGCGCTTGACGCTTCAGGTAGTGGTGAAGTAACCCCTGCTAACCTTCTTGCAATGCGTAAGGAAATGGGTAAGTATGGCTTGAATCCTGCTGACGTAGCGTACATCGTACCTACAGATGCTTACTACGAGCTGATTGATGCTACAGGTTTTACCGACGTGAATGAAGTTGGTAACGATCTGGCAGCGAAGATCACTGGTGTAATGGGTTCAGTATTTGGTTCTCCAGTAGTTGCTACTGATCAGCTGGCCTATAACTTGGGCTCTGCTGGTTCACCAACTACTACTGCAGCTCTGGCTGTAAATATGAGAAACTATGTGATTCCACGTCTGCGCGGTGTAACAATCGAAACAGACTACATCACTAAGGAACAGCGTAACGTGATCGTTGCTGCTCAGTCTCTGGGCTTTAACGAACTGTTCGCGAACTCTGGTTCAAACGTTCCTTCAGTACGTTGGGCATACGCCTAATAGCTAACTAGCTATGGATCTTAGGGGGAGGCTTCTCCCCCTAAGTTTTTACTAATTTACTTATGGCTAACTTAATCACATTAGAAGAATATAAAACTGCTGAGGGTATTCAATCTCCAAAAGAGGATTTGCGTATCGAGTCTTTAATTCCATCTGTGAGTCAATTAGTAAAAACTTATTGTGGCAATAGTCTTGTAGACTATTACTCTACTGAAAAGACAGAATATATAAATGTAAATTACGACACTCATATAGTACAGCTTACTGAGAGTCCCGTAAATAGTATTACTTCTGTAGAAGAGCGCGCTTCATATAATGAAAGCTATACTACTCTTACTACTGGTAACTATGATTATTATTTAGACAGTGCTACAGATTCTTTATATAGAACAAATGGCAGTGGGTACTATAGAAACTGGCACCGTGGTCCAGGATCTGTAAAAGTGGTATATACCGCAGGATACTCAGCAGTGCCTGCGGATTTAAAACTTGCAGTATACGACTTAATTACATACTACTTAAAAGACGAACATAAACAAAGACAAACTCTTGCAGGTGCTACTATACAAAATCAAGGTAGCACAAGCATGAGAAATAATCCAGCATTTCCAGATCATATTAAACGTGTGTTGGATTTATATAAAACTTATTAATGAGTAGCAGTGGTTTAGCTAGAATGACAAAAAGAGTTCTCAACAGACTTGAAGCTGTTGATATGCGCTCTAAAGTTCAAGACTATGAAGGTCAATTATTTATTTGGGATAGGCAAACTTTTATAAATGCAATGTCTGCAGAGACCACGCCAGAGAATGTGGAAAAATTAGTAAAAATCTGGCAAAAAAGCTTAAAAAGCCAAGATGCTAGACAGATGCGAATAAAAGCATTTAAAAATAGATTATTAAAAGCCAAAGAATATATAAAAACTGCAAAAGTAGAAAACTACTCTGAAACTACTCATGAAATTTATGCAGTTTTTAATTATGAAACTGTACAAAGAATAAAAAGAGAAGTAGGTGCTGAGTTTTCGAAACTAACAGGAAAAGATGCAAAGATAGTAACAGGAAGACTAGATAAAGGAGATTTAGTAGAGGATCTTTCAGGCACTCAAATAGGTCATGGAGAGTTTGGTTCTGCAGTTAGTACAACAAAAGTTTTTTCTGCAGAATCTGTAATGAAAACAAAAACTTCTTTGTCTAAATACTCAGATAAAGAAGCTTACAAGAATATAGAAAAGTCAATTGAAAATTATAAAAGAACGCTGGGAATATCTTTAGAAACAAAGCACTATCAAGAAGTAACAGCTAGAGGAAAGTTAACAAAAGTATATACTCCTATTTTATCGTCTCAGGATGCTAAAGATAATTTAAAAGATGCTATAGGAGAAAAAGAAGCATTAAAAGCACTTATAGCTTCTGTACGAGAAGAATATAAATTTATAGCAGAACAAGAAGGTTCGGAAACTTTAGTAGAAGCCATTGGATCTGTTACTGCTTATAATCTATCAAAAGGTAAAAATGTTACTTCTAAGGGAAAAGTAAAAGCTAAACCAATAGTAAAATCTTCTACTAAATCTCGGAAACAAAAAGGCAAGGTAGAAGTTTCAGAAAAGTTAAAAGTAGCTTCAGGAGCAGGAGCTACAAGATCTAAAAGAAGAGGAGGAAGAAGTAAGCGATCTTCTTTTAACTTAACAACTTTTTTAGGTATATTAAACCAGCAGCTGCCTAATGTAGTTGCAAAAAATATGGGGAGTCCGGCACTAAACTATAGAACAGGACGTTTTGCTTCAGGAGTAAGAGTAACAGATATTAGCAAAACGCCGCAAGGATTTCCTAGCATTGGATATACGTACCAACTATATCCATACCAGACATTTGAGCCTGGGTATGCTCAAGGAGATCCGGAAAGAGATCCTCGAAAATTAATTGATCGCTCTATAAGAGAGATTATGGCACAGTACGCAATAGGAAGATTTTATACAAGGAGACAATAATGGCTGTAAGAGATTATACCACACGAAGACAGTCTATTATTGGTGCTCTTGTAACAAAGTTAAAAGAAATAGATGGTACTGGAGCTTATTTAACTAATCTATTTGAAAATGTTCATCCTCGACTAAAATTCTGGGATGAAGTAGAGGAATTTCCTGCTGTTCATATGAATGCAGGTTCTGAAAGTAGAGACTATCAAGGCGGAGGATACAAAGATAGATTTTTATCCGTTACGATAAGATGTTATGTAAATGAAGAAGATGCAGTAGAAGCTTTAGACAAGTTACTAGAAGATGTAGAAACAGCTTTAGAAAGTAATTCTACACTAACTTATTATGATAGAACCGGTACAAAGCAGTCTACTCACCAGATCACAATTGTCAGCATAGATACTGACGAAGGTGTACTTGAACCCTACGGGGTCGGAGAGATCCTCATAGAGGTTCGATATTAGAAAATGCTGGCAGGAACAAATGTTCACGTCCAAGCCTTTTCAAGAAACTAGGAGATAATAATGGCTGAAAGATTATATTTTTCACGCGACACGAAGGTCTTTATTGAATTCGATAGTGTCATCTGGGAAATGCCTGTACTCGATGGTTTTAGTTTCTCTCAAGCAACTAATGCCACCGAAATTACTCTTGCAGAAATGGAAAGCACAGCCGGTGTTAGCCGAAGAGGTCGTCGTGCGTTTAATGACTCTCTTGCACCAGCAGAGTGGAGTTTTTCAACTTATGTGCGTCCCTATATTTCAGCAGGCTCAGGAAGCGGAGCAGCAGATGATCAAACTCATCATCACGCAGTAGAAGAAGTATTGTGGGCACTTATGGCAGGTGCAGACAATTATGACGGTACAACTGACTATGACTTTGATAAAGGTGGTACTGCTGTAACTACTCATGACGGTACAGATTTAGATATTAATTTTGACTCTTCAAATGCAAGTACTCTGTCAACTTTTACTCTTTACTTTGTATTGGGTGATACAAATAGAAAGGTCTATAAGATGGCTTCTTGTGTTGTAAATGAAGCATCTATTGACTTTGATATTGATGGTCTTGCTACAATTAACTGGGCTGGTTTTAGCTCAGAAATTACAGATATGAGCGGCTCTACTATTGAAGATACTGTACAGCCTACAGATGGTGATACTACAAATGATGGCACTGCTATTGCTGTAGGAGATGTATGGTTAGACTCAAATGATAGCTATCGTCTGTATAAACTTACAAATGTAGGAGCAGGTACAGAAGCATCTACCTCAGCAGTATATGAAGATACAGGCGCAACAGACAATTTTATTCGAAATCGTCTTACTGTACTTTCAGTAATTCCAACTAGTCAAGACCCAGATTCAGATGGCACTGATGAGCTTGAAGCTTCTTATAATCTGACTCTGACTGGTGGAACAATTAATATTGCTAACAATATTACATATATTACTCCAGAAGAGCTTGGTAAAGTAAATATTCCTTTTGGTCATGTAACTGGTACTCGTACTGTAAATGGTAATTTTACCTGCTACTTGAACCGTACAGACTGGGGAGATGGAAGCTCTGATGAGTCAGCAAACTTCTGGGAAGATATGAAGTCTATCGACAATGTTGTAACTAACTCTTTTGCACTTACCTTTAAGATAGGCGGAGCAAGTTCAACTCCTCGATTAGAAATGGCAATGGCTACAGCTCACTTGCAGATTCCGGAGCATAGCATTGAAGATGTAATCTCCCTGGATACTACTTTTGAAGCACTACCTTCAACAATTAGTGAAACTGACGAAGTTACAGTCAAGTATGTGGGAGCAACATAAAAAATAATTCTTGACATTTATGGTGTTTTGAATTATACTATAAAGAACGTGGGGAGGTCTCGGCCTCCCTACTTTTTTAACTGAAGAAGGATTTTTTGAATGACAGAGGCAGCAGTAAAAAAGGAACCAGTATCACTCGCGAGTCTTATGACTCCAAGCAAAACAGTAACAATAGACTTTCCAGGGTATGATGGGCTAACTGTTGATTTGTGTTATCTTGGAAGAGATGAACTGGTAAAACTTCGGAAGAAGTGCGTAACAACAAAATTTAATAAAAAAACTCGTCAACCTGAGGAAGAGTTAGACGAAGATAAGTTTTTAAAAGAATACGTTAAAGCAGTTATCAAAACGTGGTCAGGGTTTAAATATTCATACTTAGAAGAGTTTCTTTTGGTGGATGTTTCTTCTCAAGATGCTAATGATCAACTGCCCTTTACTCAAGAAAATGCAGAATTGTTAATGAAAAACTCTAATGTATTTGATACTTGGGTAACAGAAACAGTAGGTGACTTAGAAAATTTTACTGGGAGCAAGTAGAAAGAGTTCAAGACCTACTTGCTCGCTATGTGAGAGAACAGAACTCAAACTTTAATATAGATAAATATTTATCTATATGTGAGCAATTAGGCGAAGAGCCTGACCCCCAAAAGATGCCGCTTACCGAGTCAGCTTTTCCTGACGAGGTACAAGTGGCATTTTTTATGTTTAATCTTCTATCAGATGTTTGGGAAGGAATGTCAGGATCTTATATGGGAAAGGATTGGTCAGGTTGTGATTTATTGTTTTCCATATATGAAGTAGAAGATAAAAAACAAGTTTTATACTTTATGAAAGTATACGAAAGAATACTAATGAATTATAGATTTGAAGAGGCAGAAAGAAAGCGTAAAGCAGACGAACGTAAGTCAAAAAGCGGTGGAAAAAACTACACCCATAATATTAAAGGCTAATGGCTGACAATACGATAAATATAAAAGTAAAGATAGACGATCAAGGAAATCTATCTGTTCTAGGTAAAAAAGCGAAGGCAGCTGGAGAAGGCTTAGAAAAAACTGCCAAAGGCGCTAGGACTGCTGATCGTAATTTAAAAGGTGCTGCTAGAACCTCTTCAAATACTACTAAAAACTTTTCAAAGATGGCACAGGGTATTACAGGCGGCCTTGTCCCTGCATATGCAACTCTTGCAGCAAATGTATTCGCAATATCGGCAGCCTTTAGATTTTTTCAAGAGCAAGCAGATTTAGCAAATTTAGAACGATCTCAACAGTCTTTTGCACAAACTAGTGGAGTTGCAATTAAGTCCGTTACTAATGCTTTACAAGAAGCTAGTGGAGGTATGCTTACTTTTAGACAATCTTCTGAAGCTGCAGCGATTGGCTTAGCAAAAGGATTCTCTCCAGATCAATTGAATGAATTAGCTATAGGTGCTAGAAAAGTATCCGCTGCTCTAGGCAGAGACTTTGAAGATTCTTTTAGTCGTCTTTTAAGGGGTGTATCTAAAGCAGAGCCAGAACTTTTAGACGAATTAGGTATTACTCTAAGATTAGAAAATGCTACTAAACGGTATGCTGATGCTCTTGGAAAAAATGCAAAAGAATTAACTGAGTTTGAAAGAAGCCAGGCCGTTTTAGTTGAAACTCAAAGACAATTAAATCAACAGTTTGGACAACAAGAGCTCCAAACAAATCCATTTAAACAACTTCAAGTAACCTTTGATACACTAGTAAAAAATGTTACTCAAACGGTTTTACCTCTTTTCGAGGGATTTGCTTCAATTATAACAAGATCTGCAGGAGCTGCTGTAGCAGTTTTTGGACTACTTGCTGCCTCTATAATTAACAGTATG